ATAGATGGATCAATGTTCTTGTCAAAGTTACGCCAGATTTCTACTACTGGTACAGTACCATCTGCATTCATACCACCCTTGATCATAAGATCTGCGCGAGATGAAATAGAATAGTGTACGTGTGCCTCAGCTCCTCCTACGAAGTTGTAGAACTCGCGGAAACCTGTTGCAGTAACGATGTCTGAGAAACGCTCTCCATACTCGCCACGTGCAGAACCTTTACGGAAGATTTTAGTACCTGGTGCAAGGATAGAAGTATCCAAACCATAACTATTATCATTGTTTACTAATTGTACGGTGTAAACAAAACCGTCACCTACTGGAACAATGTCATCAACAGTGATGTACATCTCAGCACCGTTGTACTTGTCATAAGTGATGATATCACCATGTCCAAATTCACGACGTGAAATTTTGATTTGGAAAGTAGTACCATCAGCACCAAGTGTTAATGATTCACCTTCACTATCTGATGTTAAAACTTCGTCAACAATGTAAGGAAGATCCATTACAATTGGCGTTTGCCACTTGTACTCTCCACGAGCATTATCAACATTAATTACGTTCTTTCCACCAAAGCTAGACATTTGGTACAAAGGCATTTCTACCTTTTGCGCCATTGCCCAAAGATCTACTGGTCCTAAATCCATAGGTTCAGCATTCTTGAGCATGTTAACCAAGTGGTAAGAATCTACGTGTGAACTAGCTGCGTAGTTGGTATCGCGTAGAAATATACCATTGTTTAAAACTGGAGTTGCCATGTTTTTTTTGTTTATTTAAGGGTTAATTATCGTTTAAAAAAGCTATCGTTTCTAGGAATACGGCGTTGTACTTTCTCCTCGCTTTCAACTACTGGAGAACTTATAGTGCGTCGTGCTTCCTCGGTTTTTAATTGGCGCACAGTTTTTTCAACTTGTGCTTGTTTACCTTGATCTTTAATTCTTGCTTTATAACCATCTGGGTCAGAAAGCAACCATAAAGCCTCAGCAATTAAGTCATGTCTTGGCTCAACATATTGGTATTTCTCCAATAAGTGTCCTAACATGTTAGTTGGTTTACCTGAAATAGAAGGGTAGTTAGGTTGAACAAGACCCGCATATAACATACCTTGTGTCTTTTTATCTAACTTCACTCCACCAAGATCACCATTCTTTAATGTTTCATACACATTGTGCATGTATTGTTGAGCTGCTTGCTGCTGTTGTTTTTTCATATGCTCTTGTTGAGCAAGTTTTTGAGCAACAACATGTTCTTGCATTTTATCCAACTTTGGCTTAAACTTAAGAGCCTTAGCTTGTAAGTCTCCGCGATCACGCCATTGATCAATTTCTTCTTCAATCTCGTCTTCATTACCAAAGTTGGTAGCTCTTAAGTATTCACGTACTATATATTCTTGATCATTTTTATCTCTAGGATCAAGTTGGCGATGTTCTTCAACTTCCGCCAAAATTCTAAATAGTCCGCGAAGATCTTCTCCACCATCTGCTACATATTTAGCAGCGGCTTGCAACTCTTCAGGTAGTGCTTCAAAAAATTCACGAGGTGTATCCTGGCGAACTTTGTTTTCACGTTCACTGAAGTTTGCTTCAAGAAGCTCTTCAAAATCTTTTAGTGTATACTCTTCAATAGGCTTATCATCATCAAAAGGTACAATTTGTCCTTTGTCAATAAGTTTCTTTACAAGTTCAGCTGTTCCACTTTTATCTAACTTAGGACGTCCTGTTGCTTTTGGCGCATCAACATCATCACCATCATCTTTAAGTGGTTCATCTAAAAGACTATCTACTTCTGTTTTAGAAATAGTTTTTTCTTTTTCTTCATCATCCTCCTCATTAGGAGTGTCAAGGAACGAGGTGTCAACTTTGGGATCCGTGAACACCGACGGCTTTTTTTCTTCAGGAAGCATGATGTTATCAGCTCCTGGAATTCCCAATAATTCATCGAGGTTAACTTCAACTTGTGAAACCTCTGTAGTTTCTTTTTCTGTAGACATGTTTGTTGGTTTTAGTATTAATGTCCTATTAACAATATACGCAAATCTATTTAAATAAATTTAATAAGTTTTAATGTTGCAAAAAAAATTCGGCATTAGATAGCTATACCCTTATTTCTTCTTCTTTTCAGTGTTCTTTTTTTGCGCATCAAACTTGTTTTTATTCTCCATTGCAATAGCTAATTGGTTATCTGAGATCTGTTTTTGTACAGCTAATTTTTCACGTTCAAGATCCATTTTAGCTGCTTCATTTCTTGTGCGATTACCTTCCTTCTCACGCTGTAACCCCATTGCTTGCTGGTATTCTTCACCTTTTTGAATTTTCTCAAGCATATCGGCATAGTCACTTTGCATGTTCTGATTCATATCTTGCATAGCTCCATAACCTGCAGATCTAATCTCAGCCTCAATAATTCTAGCTTCACGGTCTTTTTGATTTTCACTAGCTTCAAACTCCATCTTCTGGCGAGCTTCATCCTGTCTAGCTTTAATTTGTTGCTCTTGCATTTGTTGTTGCTGTTGCATTTCCTCTTGTCTTTGTTGCTCCATGCGCTCATCAGACTTCTTAAGGATTTGATCAACCTCAGCAATAGACTCAGCCTTCATGATGTTACCTAAATCATAGATACTAGCACCTGAAGTATTATTCTGGATAGCTAATTGTTTAAGTTGTTCAAGAACAGCTCTATGATTAGCCTTAGTAGTACAGAAAACATTAAGATCTCTTAATAGTAAATCTGTACCATTCATCTCAAAGTTCTTTGTTTCTTCGGTGTTAGTGATATATCTAAGACGTAGTGACGGCTTAGTTGAATGGTAATGCTGAGCCAAGTCCGTGCGCATTTGGTGTACACGCGGCATCAAGTAATCTGAGTGCTGTACAAATAGCATTTCAGTTTGCGCATAAGATCCTGATACAGCTTGCTCAACGCCGGTTGCTGTATTAGTTTGCCCAATTTGTTGACCCATACGCTGTGGTGTAATACCAATTACCTCAAAGGCCTGTTGCTTAAAGTAATTAGCCAACTGGATACGAGTCATTAAACGGTTACTTTGCTCAAGGTCAAGCTTTTGATAATGTTGGAAAGCAAGTGGATTTTCCGTATTAGTAATAGAAGTATCCAATGGTAACATCTGGAAGTTCTTCATTGCTACATACGCCTTGGCTAAGTTATTCTTTCCCCAATCCTCTCCTAATGAGTGACGAGGTAAAGAGTTTTGATCTAACAAGATTACTGTACCAAGTTCATCTACAAGGATATCCGCAATCTGGTTATTAACAATATTATACCCAATTTGGTAAGGCTTCATTAAATCTACAAGAGCTACAGATCTTGTATTACGGTCTGAGAACACGGAACCTTCTATAGGTAACTTGCAACCATACAATGAATTGTCACCCTTGAATTGGAACTTCATAGGCGCAATATTGTTTTGGTTCATTCCTAAATATATTGGATTAATACCTCCAGGAGATTTAGTTCCCCAGAACGATGGGTGATGTGGGCCAATTTTAACTCCACCCCATACTTCATTAATCCAAATCCAATCTATATGCTCACCAAATACTAAGTTATCCTTAGTCTTATTTTTTACAAGACGGGTATTATAAATAGGTTTATCTACAACTTTATAGTCTTCAGTTACAATATCTTGTTGTACTGTACCATCATCATAAATTTTAGTAAGGTGTCCTATTTTACGTTGAGACTTCCAATATGCTGTAGTAACACGTAATAAGTTAACTTGTCCAAAATCAAAAAAGTCTTCTGTATCACGCATGATCCAGTTGACAATATCACCACCAACTAATGTATTATCCCACATAGATGTGTATTGGCGGTACCCTAAAGACGGCATTTGTGTATTCCAGTCATGAGTCTTGGTACCATCGTAGTAGCTACCATCATTTTGATAACCCTGAATAGGATAACCTGCAGAACGCACTGGATAAATGGCCTCAAGACTTTCTAGTTGCTCTTGTGTCATTAACCAACCATAGGCATCAATAACATCCGCTACAGTCATCATATCAAATTTACCTACCCAGCTAGCATCTGACATGTAGCGGATCTCAGGTGACTTGTGATAAAATGTAAGAATAGGATTCCATAATTCAATTTGGTAATCATCTTCCATCATCTTAAAGTGCCAGAACTCGCGGTCTGTAATAAGCATATCACGGAATCCGCGTTCTTCTAACTCATCCATTTTAAATCTCTCGGTATCAACTTGAAGCTGATGCTCAGCCCATTGCTCTACCATTGACTTATATGTCTTGCTAAAATAACTTTCAATTTGGGGTAATGACTTAATGCTTTCAGGAGCCATTGCTTGTTGATATTGTTCACTATCTTCAGCAAGTCCCATTTGAGATAATGTTAATCTCATTTGCTCTTCAGCATCAGTTATAATTGCTTTTTCTAATTCAGCACGCTTAAGCTCTAACATCTCATTATAAGATGTTTCATCAACTCCTCTAAATGTAACACGAGTATTGCGTTTTGCAAACTCTGCTACAAGGGTATTAATTACGTTAGGAATAATAGGATAAAACTTGAGCTCTAATGCACTTACGTCTTCCTTAGTTAAAGTTTCAATAAGATCTGCATACTCATTATCCTCTTCTACAATGTAGTCACTCTTATCTATAATACCTTTTGCAAGCTTATAGTTCTTTAAGAAGCGACGTGCATTTCTACGCACTACGCGTAAGCCTTGCCATTCTAGCCAGTCTAGGTTCCAGTTAGCCCAGTCTTTATCTTTTTTATCTTTAGGTAAAAACTGGATAGGTTGATTAAGAGTACCCATTTTGTTGTACTCAACCTTGGCTCCCGCCTTTACCTGCATGGCATTATATATTTCCATAGCTTATCTTAAGTTTTTAAATGCTTGTCTTGGTAATTTCATACCATTAAAAGTATGGCCCCCACCGCCAATGTGACGAAAAGGGCTCTTATTTAATTTACTGAATTTATTAGAGTTATCCAAGTTTTTTGCCAACCCAGTTTCCTCATAACGCTTTTTATAACCCCTATTTGCTTGTTGCACTTTAGCAAAAGCAATTAATGCTGCAAATGATACAAGTCTATCCACGTTGACCCCATCACGATATGCCATCATCTCTTTCATCAACATAACATCTGGTATACGTTCTATACCATAAGTTGTTTTAACAACTTTACCATCATCTGTAGTTTCTTGATGAAGCTCTTCTCTTATGAATTCAATAGCATAACTTATCATATGACTTTTAAATAAAGTCCCTGTATTACGCCATCCATATTCCTGAAACACATTCGCATTAGCACCAATATCTTTTAAAAATAAAATTTGACTTCGTGGTACAAGATAGCGCTGTTTTTTTCTATGAATCATATGTTGAATAAATAAACTAATATTGTTTTCAACAATTGTCCAAGCGTTATACCACTCAACAATCATCTCAAGACGCTCGTGAGTTTT